TCTGCATTGCCGGAGACCCTTGCATTGCCGTAGACCTCTGCATCGCCGTAGACCCTTGCATTGCCGTAGACCCATGCATTGCCGTAGACCTCTGCATCGCCGTAGGCCTCTGCATTGCCGTAGACCCCTGCATTGCCGGAGACCCTTGCATTGCCGGAGACCCTTGCATTGCCGTAGACCTCTGCATTGCCGGAGACCCATGCATTGCCGGAGGACTGTTCAAGGTTTTCCTCTTTCTCAATCCACCCACCAGTTTCTCCCTCTTCTACATCTCCAAATGATATAAGCGCCTTGATACGGAAAAGCTTCTTTCCAAAGATGTTGATTTTTGACTCTGCTGTCAGTTCGAATTTTTTCATTGATTGGTTTTCCTCCTTGTATTTTCCTTGATGTAAGCATCAACTTCGCTCATATATTTACTCCTTTCATTATTGCTTCAATTCTTACCACCCTAGCACTAAACGGATTAAAACTGTTGCCACACTTGCTACAATTGCTGGAATCACATATTCCATAATCGGATGGCGTTTCATATTTTTTACCTCCTTACTTTGCTTTTATCTCTTAATACGATTTTTATTCAACCTATTGTATTTCCTTTCCCCTCTACCTATAATGCATTTACAGGCACCGGCATGCCGAGTATAACGAAAGGGGAATTATATGGTTGAAACAATTACACGACTGTATCATTGCCACAAGATTCACAAACACGTGACTGTTTATGAAGAGCATGAGGTTTCTGATAGCGGTCGCCACCTACTGCGGTGCTCATGTCCATATCATCAATACACGGAAATGAAGCCGCACTGTGATGGGTATAATGACCATGGTTTTCAATGTGGTTATGCAAAAAATCAATAACCAGGCTCACTAACTCATCTGGTCGCTCACTTGGCGATAGATAACAGTAAAGCCGAAGGTCACATTTGCAACAGTCTCCACCAGATTCTTTGCAGTGTTGACTGACGGCTTTATTAAATTGTAATGCGTCCATTTATTCTCCTTTCTGCTCTGGAATTTTCGGTTCAAGAAACTTGTCAGTCCCAACAGATAACGCCCCGCAAATTAATTCGTATTCATCGAAATCTAATCTGCGATTTCCATTGAGAGAAAGATTGAGTTTCTGAACAGGAATGCCAGTTTTATTGGCGACAAATGTCTGTGTTATGCCGTTGTTCTCAAGGTATGACTTAATTTTTTTACCAACGCACATTCTCATTTCTCCTTTCTGTTTGAATTTCGTTCTCATCGAACAATTACAGTATAACTTCGAACTATCCGAATGTCAAGAAGAAATTTCGAGAAAATCGAAATTATTTTATTGACAGTTCGAAATTTCTATATTATTATTAATCATGAAAGGAGGAACCGATAATGACATTTGGCGAGAAAATCAAGCAAGCCAGAACGGCAAAGAAGCTGACTCAGAAGCAACTTGCAGAAAAAATCAATGCAAAGCATAATTCAATTAGCGACTGGGAAAAAGATAAGTGTAAACCAGATATGGACACCATTGAGCTTCTATGTGGCGTTTTGGAAGTAACACCGACATACCTCATGGGTTCTAAAAGCGATGACGATTATGCAATCATAATTGGAAATCTTATGTCAGAACCTGACATCTTAGATTTTATCGAGGAATACAAAGCACTCGATAAAGAAGATAAGAAAGCAATAAAACAAATAGTTTCATCACTAAACAAAAAGAGCAAGGGTTAATCCCCTTGCTTCTTTGATTTTAGATATTTGATAAGAATTGTATAGACAAATTTTAACTTGCCCTCATTTTCAGTATTCTCTATCATCTCAATAATTTCCTTCTTATAATCCATAAATAATCCTCCCTGTCACAACTACCACCTACACTACAGTATATGTCCGGCTGTGGGAAATAGAACCGAACATTAGTTCGTTTTTGCTATTATACCATCTATTCCGACTCTTGGCAACTGCCAAATATACACATGGACTTTTGTTATTTCGTAGGCAAACTTTACAATCTCAAAGAAAATTATGCTTTTGCAGAGGAAAAATGCGAGATCACAAACTTTTCCACCGCCGTTGTTTGTATGTGGATACTTCTGGACAGAATGCTCCTGATATACCATATACGAATGAACTATCTGCATATCTTTCTGATTATTATTGGAAATTATCTTTTGTGGGGTATGTACAAGACTAAATACCTTATAGATCAGCAAGAGAAGTACAAAGCACTTAAAACATTTCTTTTTCATCTAAATCACTCTATTTCGTTCTAAATCTTTACAATATGCTCTTAAAATGATAAAATAAAAATACCACGAATAACCGTACTTTACATAATATTGCAAAATCAGCGGTACAAAATACATAATCCGCATAAAAAGTGCGAAGTGTGGCGAAAACATATCAGGAGGGTGTTTATTATGAATGAAAAGAAAAAATATTGTAAGCACTGCGGAGAACTTATTGACGGCGACTGTGTAGTGTGTCCTAAGTGTGGAAAACAAGTAGAACAATTAGCTTCCAATAACAGAGATATTATCATTAACAATTCTGCATCTTCCTCTGCGTCCTCAGCAGCAAGTTCAGGTACGCCGTATATAAGACGGAAAATGCCATGGTATCTAAGTTGGTTCTGGATTTTAATATTGGGTGCTTGCTCTGGTGGAATATATTGGATTGTTGGAATTATAATGAGATCAAATTGGAAATCACATAATTAAATAAAAAAACCGCCCCGGTATTGGCGTACCGAGACGGCATTTATACATCTCCGAAGAAATGTAATATTCTGGCAAACATATTGTATCATCTTCGGAGCAGTCGAGCAAGACAGAAAATTTGTTCGGCTGTTATTTTTATACCTAAAACAGCTACATAAAGAAAAGAGGAATAAAAATGGCGAAGAAAAGAAAGAAATATCCAAAATTGCCGAATAACTTCGGCTCTATTCGGTACCTTGGCAAGAACCGGAGAAACTGCTTCGCAGTGCATCCACCGGCTACACCGGATGATACTGGCAAACTAAAACGTCCGCCGGCGATCTGCTACGTGGATGACTGGATAAAAGGCTTTACTGTCCTGACAGCTTACAAAGCCGGCACGTATCAACCAGGCATGGAGCGGACTCTTGAGGTATCCCCCACAACCGACATAGACACTCTTATAAGCCGCTTGATTGCCGACTACAATACAATCAAGGGTGTAGAGGATAAGCACCCGGAAATCAAGAAATTGACGTTCTCAGAGGTATATAAACAGTTTTATGCGTGGAAGTTCCCAAATGGGACAAAACTGTCATACAGTTCAAAGGAAGCATATCGGACGGCTTACACGAACTGCACCGTTCTGCACAATCGCATATTCGAAGATTTAAAGGCTCCTGATATGCAAAAGGTTATTGATGATTGCAAGCTGAAAAAGCAAAGCCAGATGGCTATTTTAACTCTATTCAAGCAGATGTACAAATATGCCGTATACTCAGAAATTGTAACGGAAAATAAGGCGTTATATGTCCATGTTAATGCTGATAATGACACCGAACATGGAACGCCATTTTCTGATCAGGAACTACAAACTTTATGGGATAATGCCAACGATCCAGAAGTGCAGCTCATTCTTATTATGTGCTATTCTGGTTGGAGAATTGGTGAAGTGTTAAAACTTACGACCAACTTGGAAGAGAAATACTTTCAAGGCGGCATCAAAACAAAAGCCGGTAAAAACAGAATTGTTCCGATACATTCTGCTATATACCATTTTGCTGAACAGAAAGTGCTGACACAAGATGGAAAATTATGTGTGTATACTCAGCAGCACCACAGAAAAGCATTGTTCTATCCTACACTGGAACGTTTAGGAATAGTCGGCAATCCGAAGCACACGCCACACGACTGCCGGCACACCTTTTCTGCACTGTGTGAAAAATATGGCGTCCGGGAGAACGACCGGAAGCGAATGCTGGGTCACTCTTTTGGTGGAGATGTTACAAACGCGGTATATGGACACAGGACACTAGAAGAGCTCCAAACAGAGATTGAAAAGATAAAAGTCCCATTTGTGACTAACTGTGACTAACGGAATCTTATTTTATCAATTTTATTCATCACAATTCAGAATATAAAAACACGTGAAACCCTTGTAAAATCAACATTCTCAGCGATTTTACAAGGAATTCACTCATTTCATTTTCATTATTCTAATTTTATTAATTGTGACAAACAAATAGAATTTAGAAAATTGCGCAAATGCCTGTAAATACAGTGTTTTTGCCACTATTATATTAGGAAACAATATTTTTATCTGTGACTAACGTGTGTCTAACGATAACAGTCTAAAACTTCCGAAATGATACAAAATATGTTTAAAGATAAAACTCCCGGGGTAATTCCCCGGGAAAATCATTTAGAAATTTCTGTGATTCTGGTGAATGTTCCTTTTGGAACAAATTCAAAAACAAACCCTTCTGTCGGATGCGGGATGCGGATGAAGTACCATTTGAGTCCCGAACTGTCGGTTTCTGTGTACTTCATCACCTCTACAACTGCACCTTTTTTCAGTTTTGGGAACAGCTTTGACGAGCTGTTTTTGTTTGATTTTGTATAACATTTTGTGTCTTTTTTAATCTGCGCAATGTAGGCTCTGGTGTTCTGTTTTTTGGCTGTATCTGAGTCTGAAACTGGTGTTACATTCTTCACTAAGTTGTAGTTTGGAGTGCAGAATTTTGTTCCGGGAAGGTTGCTGTTGTAGTAACTTTTCTGACATACGCCACCACCATTTGCGATAATTGTAGAGCTACCAGAAGTGTTTCCTTCGACTGTCCAGAATCGATCTCCTGATACCTTTGTTACGATTCCGGTATGTGTAAATGTGCCATTTCGATAAAAAATAACAATATCTCCAATCTTCGGATTGCTGTTCAGGGTAAACAAATCCGCCATTGTCGGACAGTAAACGTATGGCCAGTGCTTCAAAAGTTTCTTCGCTGTGTCTAAGCCGAATGCTTTCATGAAGCACCAACTCACGAATGCAGCGCACCATGGCTGCCTTTGATAATCCGGTTTAATATCTCGCCAGTATTTCGTATAATTATTTTCTCCGGCATTTGCTGTCTTACTATCAAGCTGACTATTACTTGCCTTTTCAAGATATCCGGTTTCATTCTTTGCGATCTGGATTAATTTATCAATTGCGTTCATGCCTGTTTCCTCGCTTTCTGGAAAATATGTCTTTAATGCGTTATAAACAAATCTCTGCCTGTCCTTATATGTTCCTACCTGATTCCCTGTGTCCGTCTGGCAGGCTGTATAGAGATTATCGAGCGTATATGGTTTCTGAGTCTTTGCCAAAATTCTCGTTACCGCCCCTTGTCCGCCTTGGTGCCTAAAGTTCACACACATAGCTTGCACTCTAGCATCCGTAACGCCCTGCTTAAGGGCTTCGTCTGCGTAGGTGGCTAATTGTTCATCCATAAGGCTATCTTGGCATTTAACGCCTAAATCGGACGAAATAAGAGCAACTATAGCATCTGCGAGCTGTGATACCCTGGAAATATTAAAACATTCCCAGTTTGCGGTCTGGACCTGCTCCAAAAGTCTGACCTTGTCTATCTTCTCCCACTGTTCCGGGTCGGCATTGTAAATTCGTTCCAGAAGCGTTTTGGCTTCGGTTCCGTACCACGCTCCTGCCCCGATCGTGATTGCGTGTTCATCTGAATTATTCTCATAGGCTTCCGTGAAGTCAGAATAATCCTGTTGTCCGTAAACCTGTCCGCCGGTTTCGACCGCATAAATAATCTTCCTGAGAACTGTTTTCTGTTCGTTTGTCATATCGTGTTGTTCCTTTCTATTATCTCAATTCACAGCCCCACGAAGAGGATGACTACGCCGCTAGTCACCATGCCATTAATTGGAAGTACATTGAGTCCAAGAAATACGCCAATGCCTTTAATTTCCAATTCCGTCAACTCCTTTCATGAAATCATGAAACATATTTGTGGTGACTGTAGCGTGCAGATTCCACACTCCATTGGTAGATTTTTTATGAAATTTTCAAAGTTTCTTAATAAACTAAATGGGAAGAGGAAAACTCATGATAATAAGATTTTTCTCCATCGTCTTATTTTAGAAGCCCATATATTACAGTACCAGAAACCATCATTAATTCTTGGTGAAAAAAGCAATAAGGTTCCATAAGCAACACCACCATTGTTGGTAAAATCTTGCGCCATTAATACGGCATAATAATCTCCTAATAAATCATTCATTTTATTTCCATCGCTATCGGTCAACAATACTTCATCAATTTTTTCAAACCTATATGTTCCAGAAAATTTCAATTGTTCCAAGGATGATAATATTCCTGCTGCAATACCTAAATATATCCATTTCGATGCATATAAGCTCTTACTATTTAATTCATTAAGTGCGCCCAGAATTGTCTTATTTTGCGTCTGCAAATTTTCAAATACTTTGTCTGCAATCTTTCCTATAATCCAATCTGACAACGCCGACAAACCAAGACGTTTGTTTGCCTTGCCTGCGGTATCAAGAATCATCATCTCATCTTCGTCCGCAGGGTTCGCTTTTATCGTGTAATCTGTCCATTTTGGCATGACTGTTTCCTCCTTATGCTAAATATTTGTCTCGAATGTATTTTTTGACTGCATCAAGATGAGACTGCACATCGTCATCCAGTACAAGGAAATTGCCTTTGTTGTTCTGGCTGACAATTTCCCCTGTTTCCTCGTTTACCTCAGAATAGGTGTAGGCAATACGACTTCCTTCTCCAGTACTAAGATTCATAAAACTTGTAAGAATTTTTTCCATGATACATTCTCCATTTCGTCAATATTTTTTTTCCTGTTATTAAGAAGTTCTTTTTCATAATCTGGTTCTGATACTTCAAGACTTTCACTGTAGTCTGGTTCTGGCATGTCTGTGTCTATTGCCCTGTCGTAGGCTGTTTCGCTTGCGTCAGCAAAACGCATGTGTTCATAGTCAGCCTGCCGCGCTTTGATTTCAAATGCAAATTTAAGCCCCGGAGTACCTTTTACAGTGAAATATGTCTGCTCTTTTTTATCTACCCAACAATCTCCATCTCCTTCCTTTTGTAAAAACACATAATATTCAATCCTTACATTGGTAGATTCTTGGAATATATCATCTATGTCTATCAGGCATGTGCCGTCTTCCGATACGGATGCTTCTCCGATGTCTCCGAACATGGGGGACGCCATTTCATAACAATAAAATGCCTGCGTACCATAGTTTTTTGTTGGAAGGATTCTTTTCTTTGTTCCTCGGACACTTAAATCTGCAAGGTCTGTTCCCGTTCCGATGCTATAGAAATGGCCACTGGCTTCTATATGTGTACCTGCTGTAACTTTTTTTGATGCCGAAACGCTGTCTGCCGAAACGCTTTTATTAAACGAGGCTGAGCTTGCATGTACGGTTCCTGTATAAAGATTGATTCCTCTAATACGCGTTCCATACAATGTCCCGTACCCCGGTACATATATTCCCGTATTCGTCTCTGAATAGATCTCTCCAGCTGAAGCGTCTAGCGTTACTTCTCCATACGTGCCACTTGCTGAAAGCTTCCTATATCCAACTTCCCATCCAGCCAGATACCCGGTGTCAATATACGAGGCATTCAGATACACCTTGTTGTCATAAAGATATAATCCCTGTGTTTCCCCGTTGTTGGTTAATTTATTAAAGATTTCCAACTGAGTCATATCTGACGCGTCTTTGCCATCATCGCCTTTTTCTCCATATACACCGATAACATGTGGAGTAGTGTTCACACTCGTTCCGTCCGTGTATGTGGTTGTCTGATAATTCCACAAATATCTTTTAGATGATGTTGGTGTCTGCACGGATTCCGTCCAACCTGATGTGGATGTTGTCACACCTGATGAACTTGAAGAAGCAAGGTAATGTTGTGCAATTACAGATACGCCGTTTCCAGTATCGCCTTTTATCTTCGTCCAGCTGTAATTACTTGGATTTGTAGAATCATTCTCTTTAAAATCGGTATACTGCCCGATGTAAGTCTTGCCTGCGCTATCAGACACTGAGAAACCTGTTTTTCCGTCAGAACTGGTCGCATAAGCAATATGGAGATAAGATGTTTGCCCGTTATCTCCATTTGTTCCAGGGATTCCTTGCGCCCCGTCCTTGCCTTCAAATCGACTCCATGTGTATTTGCCAGGGTCGTCGCTATCCGCTTCTGTATAGTCCACATAAGTGCCAATATAGGTACTTGGCGTTTCACTCATCTGACTGGAAGAAGTCGGGTTCGCAACAGAACTATATTTGATATGAAAATAAGATGTCTTTCCGTCCTGACCGTCTTTTCCACTTATTCCGTCTTTTCCATTTATTCCCTGAATACCCTGTAATCCCTGAATACCCTGTTTCTGTTTTGCAATTGTAAACTGCTTCTCAACAGAGAGGTTATTATAAGAAACTGACACGGTAATAATTCCTGTATCAGATGAGAGTGCCGTTACTGTATATGTTGCTCCTGATCCTGAACCCGTAACCCCGCTTCCGGCAGTAAACGTTATAGTTGCGCTGCTTGTAACATTATCATCGCCATACAACGCCGTCACCGTCGTTTTACACTTAGGGAATGCTGTGTAATTGCCTTCCGCATCCGTTGGAATACCCTGATACTCATTCGATAATATTACATTTAGAGTCTTATATTTCTTCGCTTCTTCCGTAGCCGCATCCGTGGCAATATCAGATACGCTCTTGCCCTGCAAAGAAAATTCGGTGGCAAGAATACGAACTTTCCCGTTATCATCAATGTATAAGGTTGTTTGGTTGTCCTTATCAATAACCTTTATGCCTTTGGCATTGATAAATTTGCCCGCTAAAAGTCCTGCAAGGATGTAATTTGCATTGATATACAGTTTCTTGTCCTGTATATAAATCCCCTGGTCTTCACCACCGTTTGTCAGCTTATTAAATACCTCATCCTGACCAAGGCTTGTATCATACTCCTTAACCGCATTATCAATGTCAGTTTTGTCCACATATTTGAAATCAATCCAGTCAGTGTCAGTGAATGCACCGTCCGCTCGGCTTCTGACTGCTGTTTTGATAGATGCTTCGCCATCTGCCTTTGATGTAACCCAGAAATCTCCCATGTTGTACGGTGGTTTTGGCTGTTCGAAATAGACTGCTGCTTTCCCATCAATCTTATCAAACAGATAATCCGGTGCTTTCTGCTCGACCCATTCACTGCCATCCCACCGCCAGCGCGTGTTGCCACCCGAGGTGTTCTGCCACAAGTCTCCTTTGTGGATATATTTGCCTTTTTCCCAGACAATTAAAATCTCATTTCCGTCTACATCCAGAATAGAATTACCGCCAGCATCTGCCCACGGAATCTCTTCTGTTTCTGTCCATTCAAGCGCCGGGTCTGTATCCTGACTCCAGGTCTGAATCTTACCATCAAGCTGCTCTTGAAGACTTTCGATTGTATCAGCAAAAACGCCTTTGATAAATGCTGTGATTGCAGAATCATCTGTATATTTAGATGCTCTTACCCAGTCATTAGCGTCATAGCTTGCGCCTTCTGCCTTAGCCTTTTGACATTTAAGAATATCACCGGCCCCGCCCTGAACCCATAAATCGTCAATATCGTAAGGTGGCACCGGCTCTGCTCCGAATATTCTCTTCTTTGCGTTTGCTGTGTTTTGTGCCTGCGCCGCATCAGCCAGAGCTTTGACCACCGCAGTGTCTTTTACATAGTCCCACCTGTATTCGCCGTTAATCTTTGCATATCTGTAAGCCTGCCCGCCATATTCTTCGTTGTTTACGATATAAAACAGGTCACCTAAATGTTTCTTTTTAGTTGTATCATCTGTCCAAGTGGATGCCGGTTCATTATTGCCATCAGGAACATAGTCTCCAAAGAATGCTTCTATCTGTCCGTCAATCTGCTCCTGAAGAACCTTAATCTGTGGAGAATACACCTCTGTAATGAACTTCTCAACCTCGGCATTTGCCACATTTTCTGGTGTTTTCCCTTTGATTGTAAGTTCCGTGGCATTAAGATTGACGGCCCCTGTCTCTGCGTCAATACGGAATGTAATGTTGCCGTCATTGTCTTTTGCCGTGAATCCTCTTGTATTAATCCAATCCGACTGTATACCGATAGCATACAGAATGTTCAGCACTGCATCACCGTTGCTGTCAAATCCGGCTTTCCAAGTCTGACCTCCGTCTACTGACAAGAAGAATCCATCAGCACCCGTCTTATATATCACCTTAGAATCAGCAAGTGTGGGTTTGTCGTGCCGGTATGATATCGTGGATCCATCTGACTGGATTTCTTCTGTATAGTAGAAGCCGAGAGTGTTTGCTGCTAGTTCGTTCATCTGCTTTAGCTTTGCATCATAGGCAGTAATCTTTTTCTCAGTGTCTTTCTTTACATTGTCAACCTCGACCTGCATACTGTCTGGGTAATCGACATTAAGGTCTTCCATGCTCTTTGCGTTGCAAGAGAAGCTTGTGCTGCCAGAAAACGCGAAGTCTACATCTGTCAGATATGAATAGTAAATATTACCTTTAATGTCGGAAAATGTAATTCTATCTCCAAATGTGGCGTATCCGATTGCTATGCTGTCGCAGGAGAACGGCCTTAATCTCATACCGACAAGTTCTTTTCCAATCAAGTCAACGCCCGCCTGTTCATTGCCACTCAGAAGCTTGTTATCAATCGTGATAACATATCCGTCTGTACCGTACTTATATTCTGTCTCATTATCTGTATACTTGACCCCAGTAACAACCACATCGTCAACATCATAGGTAAGGTTCCTGATAGCATTTAGATTAAATCCTTTTCGTTCAAAAATTGTCTCGATCTCGTTGCTGTCAATGTCAAGAATAATGTTTCCGTTAATGTCGTACCATGGGACTGCTTCTAATGTGATAGTGTCTGCACCATCGTCAAAAGTGATGATTCGCAAATTATCATTCTCATCAATGCGAGCGTTGCCGCCTGCCAGAGCTGCAACCATACCGATTACTGCTCTAAAAGTGGTGTTCTCCGGCTTCTTCTGCACCTGATAGTCTGCGTTTTTAAATGTTGCGTCACCTAACACAATCCCGGTCTGCTGACAGGCATCTTCTAAAACCTCTCTGACAGAGCATGGGAAGATAAGATTTGTTTTGTAGTCTGCCTCTGCCTTGCTCATATAGTCCAACAAGGTGAGATTAATCTCATCGGACGTGGCGGGTTTTTTTGACACAATAAATGTGCCGCGGCGAATGGTTTCCAATCTATCAGATAGTTGCAAATTTAAAAATAGAGTAAACTGTGCCCCAGCAAAGTTGTAGCCAGAGAACCTATCATCATCATTGACCAGTGCCAATGTTGCCGTCTTTTCAATGGCTACACCTATCGGGAAATCCCCGGAATCAGAAGAATCTACGATTCCGTTTCCGTCAAAGTAGAAATCTTCTTTTTCCAGGTTTAAAGTTGTCCCATCACGCAGCACCGCATTCGCCGTAACATAATAGTTACTATTTAAGAGAGATTCTGTTTTTAACTGATTTGTAACATTAATCATACCGGTCGAATACTCCTTACATTAATAGTTAATCCTGTCCATCGTTCCTCATTATCCTTGAGTGTTTGTGCTGCCATGTTGAAATTAGATGCATAGAACGTTTTGTCAATCCATTTGCCGGGTGTCCGAGGGTCTTTATGATGAAAAGTGAACTGACTTTTGTTAATCATAGAGTTGAGAATCGTTGCAATCTCTCCCCATTTAAGCTCACCCCATTCCATATCATATCCGGCAATAGTTCCCATCGGAGTGTTGTGCATAACAAGATCCTGACTTCTCTTAGAGCTTTCCGTTGATGTAGTTGCGAACACCGGCTTGTATGTGTCAGGGGCCTTTATAATGACCCCATCAATTTTAAACTGCTCCTGTGCCATTTACACACCTCCTAACAAGAATGGATTTTGACCGCCATTTCTGCGTCTCCTAAGCTCTGCTTCATCAATGATAATGTCTAACAATTTTCTACCAGATGCATTGACTGTAACATTATAAGTATTTCCATCTCCCTGTCCTTTTCCTGATTCTTCCCGGACGATCTGCCGTAATAGGCTTTCCGGTGCTTCCAGGTTATTTCCTTTCTTCTGGTCACCTAATACCGCAAGGAATTCTGACCTTGGCGGAATAACTGCGCCACTGGCCAGATATGGGATAGTTCCGATACGTGGAAATGTCGCATGAAATCCAATAGTCTTTGAACCAAACGGTGTTGGAACAGTCCAGGGTCCAAAGGAAAATGCAGATTCAATTCCACCAATTGCATTATTAATCATCCCAACTGCATTATTAACAATGCTGATTGCCTGATTAATCGGAGCTTTAATAAAATCCACAATGCCTTCAAATGCAGATCTGACTGCATCTCTGGCGGCATTAAACTTATTGATGATAGCATTTTTTATCGCTTCTACTTTATTAGAAACAAATGTAGTTACATTTTCCCATACTTGGGATGTTTTATTCTTTACGCTATCCCATACGCTCGCAACTTTTGTTTTAATTGCATTAAATACTGTGCTGGCTGTGGATTTAAGAGAGCTCCAAAGGCCAGAAAGTGTCTTTTTGATTGCGTTCCAGATTGTTGAAGTCAATGCTTTAATCGCATTCCAAGCAGTACTGATGATGCTCTTTATTATACTCAACGCGCCTTTTGTTACGGTTTTAATTATCTCCCACGCACCTGACACAACATCTTTGATAAAACTCCATGCTCCATCCGCAATCTCTTTTATTCCCTGCCAAGCCAGTTCCCAGTCTCCTGTGAAAACGCCGACAAGAAAATCAATGATTCCGCTCAGTGTATCTGCTACATCACCAATTATTTTAATTAATGATTTCATAACTTTTATTGCTACGGTGCCTACAACGTTAATTATTTCTGCCACGACCGGAAGCAAATTCGCGATTATCCAGTTAATCAAAGGCACTAATACCGACTCCCACAGAAGTTTCAGAGAATCAATGAGTTTTCCGAGGAATGTTTCTATCTTTAAAATCGCATCCCCTAATGGTCCCTCTAATAGCCCTTTGAACTGTTCTGCCAGTCCTTGCAAAACTGGAAGAACATAGGTGTTGTATCCAGTTATCAGAGTCTCAAATATGCTTGATAATCCATTCGCTATAGAATCAAAGAACGGCTTTACGTGTTCATCGTATAACCTCGATATTGCGTCACTAAGGTTTTGAACAACTGTTAAGACCCCACTTGTTACAGTTTCTATTACTCCGAGGCTACCCTCGATTGCGGACTTTAAAATGTCCTTGTTGTCGATAAAAGGCTGCGCAATCATGTTAAGGATATCTCTGCCAAGTTTTGCAGCCGTTTCTGTAAGAACCATTCCGATTTCAGCAAAGATTCCGATTAAATCCGCAGTAATCTGCTGTGCGGTTTCTCCACCAAAAACTGAGAAAACATCCGCGAAGGCGACTGCAAGATTCCCTGCGATTTGCGAAATTTCAGAGCCGATATTGAACATATCTATCAGATAGTTCTTTATTCTTTGCGTGTTCTGCTTTAAAAACTTTTCAATTCCGCCTATAATGTTTTGCGCAATTGTCAATCCAATTCTGGCAAATGAACCGGCAACTTGTCCAATTGCATATGCAAATGAATCAAGAAAATTATTTGCTGCTTTAGTAACTTCTGAATCAGTAAAGATATCCTTTAAAGATTTCCATATGGAATCGAGATCCTTTTTTATTCCGTCAAAAATTGGCTCGTAATCTCCTAATCCATCCCAGAATCCTTTTGCAATTAACTTAGCCAACTGTTTAAATCTGTCGATTATCTTTTTTAGCGGTTTTGACATTTTATCAAGAACTGTCTCGCCCTCTGCCAACTTTCCATAATCAACATTTTGTACAGCATCTTTCATCTGGTCTGCAAGTCCGCCGGTTGCACCCGGTACTTTTGAAGATGAATCCGTACTTTTATCCGTTGAGTAATTATTTATTTCGTCGAGAGGACTAAGATATCCTTTTGCCGCCTTAGTAGCTTTCTTGGTTGCGTCCGCTGTATCATTTGTTGCATCTGCCAGCTTTTCGGCATTGTCGGCAGCATTTCCATATTGGTCTGCCGTATCAGCTATTGCATCTGTTCCGACAAGACCTGCACCACTTGTGCCTGTCTGGCCAGATGATTTCTTTCCGGTGATTAATTCCGTAAATGACTTGAAGGCATTTGCCAGAGTTGCCAGCTTACCTAATAAGATATTAATAACTTTCAGAACAGGCGTAAAAATATTAATCAATCCCTGTCCAACCGTTGCCTTGAGAGATTGCAGCTGCAACTGCATCACTCGCACTTGGTTTGCCCATGAGTCAGATGTTCGGATAAAGTCACCAGATGCGGCAGACAACTGTTTCTGTACAAAAGCCAAGCGGAGAGCCACTTTCTCCTGTTCAGTCATGGCGGATGTGGTTTTGCCGTATCCGTTAGCCAATGCATATTCATCAAGTGCATTTTGAGTCATTACAACCCCGATATCTTTTAATGTTTCTGTTTCACCGGAAAATACAGACTTTAACTTGATATATGCTAAATCCTGACTAATATTGTAAAAAGAAGCTACATCTCCTGCTAACTGGGTAAGCTGTGTTGACATATCGTAGGCCTGTGATTCCGTAAAGTTAAACTGTTTTGCCATTGATCCAAATAAGCCTACATATTTTTTTGCCATTGTTTCTGACAAGCCTGCTGTCTTTACTGCTTTTTTTGAAAACTCGTTAACTTTTTCAGTCATATTTGGAAAAACTACATTCACAACACTTTGAACTTCGTTTAAATCTGAACCAAGTTTTGTACACTCTTTTCCAAACTGCGCCAGTTTTCCAATTGCGAATACTCCGCCAATTAGTACGCCTAATTTCTTTACTACGCTACCAAGCCCATTGAATGATTGCCTAATTGCTGATACGCCGTTTTGTACACCTGATGTGTCCATTCTGGTATCAATAATGACTGAGCCATCAGCAGCCATGTGTCCACCTCCTAACTATTTGAGGTTCAACATCTCATTCAGCTTATCTTTATAAGCTTGCTCCTCGTCGCTGAGACGTGTTTTTATGTCAATAATATTCTTGTTTTCCTGATAGAATTTCTTTTCCCATTTATCCAGGCGTTCGCCTTTTGCCTTTTTTGACCGGATTCCAACAACTGTATTGAACAGGCATTCACCGGATTCCATGAAATATCCGAAGAACGTCCACCAGTGCATATACGGTACGGCTCTGACTTCTTTGCCGGCAACTTTGTTTACCGCCGGAATAATCATATCTCCATCCTGTTCCCAGTCCATTAATCGGGGCTTGGGGCGGTTTGGATTATCGTCCGACTGTCCACAGTCGATAAACTCATAAGCTTTTTGAAGAGCTTCGTTTAAATTTTCTTCTGGTATCTCCCACCATTTTTCGTACATTATCTGAACAGCAATTATTGCTTTCGCTTCATTGCTAAAATTCGGATTTCCAAGAGCGATTAATATGCCTATTATTTTTCGAAAATCCGTTCTGATAGAAAAATCCACCCCACTTATGTTCAGTGAGGTGGGTAGCTCATAGGCGGTCATTTTGTATATTTCTCCACGTACTTATTGACCGCTTCCTGCATTTTTTTCTTTCTCTTTTCAATTTCCGGTGCGATTGCTTCTGCGATCTTATCCAGAACGATATAAGCAAATACCTGACCATTTCCGAACACGGTAGTTGCCGTGATCGGCTCCTTAAACAGGTCTTTTGATGCTTCATATCCGAGCAGGTAATTGATTTTGTCTTCGATCTGTTTATTGAATTCAGCCATTTCTTTACCAGAAGTGACTTTCTGAATAGAATCTTTAAGCTGCTCAAAGTATTCCGTCAGTTCCTCTGCACGTGCTGCTACATTGATATCAGTCGGGTTCAGTTTGAAAGAAGAAAAAACTTCGTCTTCGTTATTTGTGAATGTGAAAATGAGAATTCCATCATCAATTTTTGTATTAATTACTTTTGCCATTTGGCGTGCCCTCCTTGTATATGTGCTTATTCGCTGTCAGCCGTGAATGTACCGGAACTGATGTCAAATTTTCCTTTTACACGTTCGCCAACATAGTTCACGGTAAACGGAATCTGATAGCCGGATGTATCACCACCGTAGCTTGTCGGCACAACGTAGCAATCCTGCTGATATGCTTCATACTTGCCTGCTGTAGCTTCCGTCCAGAGATGGACCTCAACTGCTTTTGTTTTGAGATTATCGTCTTTGTATCTGTTGTCTACGATCTTCTGCAATGCTGTGAACAGATCAGAAGTAGTGTCTGCATAGAATGGATCCGCGTCAGAAGAAACTTCGTAGCCGTTATGTTTAAATGTGGATTCTCCAAGAATGTTTTTAGATGTTTCAGTGTCTGGATTGAGTTCTACATTGTACTCTTCCAAGTCTTTTCCAAGACGCTCATATTTCGGCGTCAGTCCTCCGCAGAGGGAGCCTGCGTCGATATAATGAGCCATATATTTACGGTCAATTTTTCCTGTAACTGGCATAGAAATGTCCTTTCTGCCTATAACTTTAAAAGGCTGTGTAGGTTAGCGACTATCTCCAATTGATAGCCGGTTGTTACTTGTTATATTACTTCATAAGTGTTTTCGTAGCGTACTGACAATGGCAATAACCAATCCTGTACGCCACTCTCCTGTGGCTCTAAACCATAGGAGTTATCGCGAGTAATGCGTTTTATCACTCGTCCCTGTGAAAGCTCAGGAAACGCATTTAAGCGTGTCTCAGAGTCATTTATAATAACTTGTTCTCGACATATCCATTTACCAAGACTGTCGAGGAATTTCTGAACAGATAGTTTCTGCCTTTCCTTGTCAGATGCTGTACGATATACCACGTAAAATGGGTACTGACATACCTGATGCATCGTTCCGCAAACGTCTTCTTTCTCTGAATAGATCAACGCCCCGTTGTCTGCCGAGAACGCAATTCCTGATTCTTTGCCGAGTTCTTCAAACTTGATTGTTTCATTTTCGTATAACCCTGGATACTGGTTTAGAAGTGCTTTCATGGCATCTGTCAGAATCTCATATCCGGTCGCATCTTTTCCGATAGGCTTATCCGCCATGTCTACCACCTCCTGCCTGTGCTTTTACTTTGCGAATCCATGTGTCACCGTATTGTCGTTTAGCAGCATCGAACCACTTTGCCTGTGCCTGTGGGTGTGCCTGTTTGGTGTATTCAAGATTTTCTTTTGCGGCCGTCTGACCAGAAAACTGACTAACAAGAACTTTTTTTGCCCCACGTCTTGCGTAGGGACTTCCAGTTGCTTCGTCAACCATTCCTTTTCCTTCATACAGGAAACGCCCATAAGGGGCCGCCGCCGCACACACTTTCCCAGTTCCTTGCAAGGATGTACTCTCAACTCTTGTTCGATTAATGAAGTCCCCTGTAATCATCGGCATAAATGGTACCATGCTGTCCATGACCATTCCGTCAAGGAGATACTGGGCTTCTTGATACTGTCTGGAGAACCTGTCCATATTCAACTTGATTTTCATATCTCCATCAACTATGGAGAATCCTTTAAAATGATGAATCTTACTCATATTACTTACCCAGAATCTCAAAATGTGGAATCAGCGTATACGGACCGCCTACACTGGTAATCTTAAACACGTTATCCTTGTTCTCATTCATGTACTGGTAGAATCCGCTCCGATAATCACTGTCAATTACCGTTCCGCCAGTCCACTCACCCTCCCAGAAGAACGACTCATCTGAGAATGTGATAGTGTCTTCCAGAGCGTTGTTAATCTGCTGTTTCCACTCTTTAGGTGGAATCCATGGAAGAATCTTGCCGTTTTTATCGGTAATGGTTGTATTGCCGTTCTGGACAGTGTATCGAACGTGTAACTGTGCGTTGTCTGTTGCGTCTGGCCCGTACTTTTTAAGGATTGCTCCTTTGTCCGTAATGAGGTCAACGCCGGATAAAACATGAGGATACCAGTACGCATCTCCTGTCGTGGCTGATTCATAATAATCAAAAATCGTCACCGTTTTTTCGTACATGATACCCTCCTTAATTATTCCTTCTGCACCGTCTGCTTAATAACCTGATTCACTCCGGTTGCTGATAATCCGTTAAACATACCGACTGCAACTGCCGTGATATAATCTGTCGCCGGGAAATCCGGGATAACTCCCATTCCGACAGCTCCAAGAATCCCACCAATAACCGCCATGATTACCGGAATCCATTCATCAGAGATTCTTTTTGATGCCTTACAGCCCATTCCTACGATGTAGCAAATCATAACGATTGCGATACATGAGCCAAGTGTTGAAATGTCCATAATCATACCTCCAAATCAACTTTTTCCATAACTGCCCTTGCTTCCAGAACAGCAATATAATCTGTCATTGCTCTTACCTGCATATTGTAAGTGCTTCTCGGACAAGTAGGAGTAAATGGGAGTTCTCCTTTGTCCCATTTTTCAAGCATATTCGCAAGTTTCTTATATCGAATAACTACCTGCATATACTCTGCCTTAAAGCGTTCCTTGTAATCTGCGCTATTCATCATTTCAACGGTCTGTTTTAATTCCATCATTTCTATCACACTCCTGCATACAATATCGGTATTCCATCATCCGTCCTTACTCCCATCAGAAGCGGTAAAGCTGTCTTAAGAAGCAAGTCGTTCGTTTTCTGCGCATCTCCGGCGGCGGCATACACTGCACTCCATTCCTTTGCGCTTGCCCCAATCTGCTGAGGTGTAGCATAAGAGATAGATTCACTACCAGAGGATACAGATGTTACAATTCCTGTCGTGCTACCACCGGACCCGATTACGGTTGATGTACCGCTCACAGCGGCATTAGTAGCATTCTTTTCAGCAAGCTCAATCTGATACATTGTTTCGGCCAGTGAGCAGACCGCCTTTTTGATACGCTTCTGAAAATATTCATTCACAGGCAGTCCGTCCACCAGTCTGTTAAATGTCATCGTGTCTATAAAATCACTGGCTTTTTCTGCCAGTCGTGGAAAGTCGGTTTCTGGCACGACTGAACCGAAATATGAAGTTGTGTAAAATTCATAATCTGCATAAGCCATGCCAGTTACCTCCTACGTTTGTCATTTTGCTGTTACGCTTGCACTTCCGGCATTCAGCGCTTTGTATGTTCCATCACACTCAACCACTGTGATCTTCTGTCCGGTTGCCGCTGTGATATCGGCTTTTCCATCCCAAGTACTCCAGTTTCTGAGATTCTGTCCATATCCAACAGTTACTGCATCTGCTGCAACTTTGTATTTATACACATTGCCAGCGTTTTCTTTAGCCGGATTTACAGTGATTTTTGTGTCGCCAGTTGCTGTTCCTGCCGCAGATGTTACTGTCAGAGTGCCGAGCGTTGGTGTTTCGTCAATGGTAATTACTGCAATTGCATCAATGTACTCTGCAAAAAGAGTAAGTCCCATAACCGCAAACGCTTCGGATACTGCTGTGTGGTAGTTGCCCTGTGTATGGAATCCGATCAGGTTTGTTTCGCCAGATACGGTATACACAAGACCTGCTCTCGCAAAGTCAGACTCGTTCGGGTCTACATAGTAAAGTACGATGTTCTCAACAGGGGTAGCAATAACCTGTCCTCTCGGAATCTCGCTGTCGGACAGTAAGAAGATTGTATTGAATCCCATAAAGTCCTTCATGTACTGGAATCCGAACTGATTCTGAATAGTGATCTCAGCTGCTCCGAGATATTCATATACGTCCAGAATGTTGACAAATCCAACAACGCCAGTCACATTTCTGTGCATCTGTTTAAATTTGTTTTCAACACGACCCTTAGCCATTGCCAGAGCCATCTGGAATGTGGTTTCTGTGGAAGTAAGTGTACCGGTTTTCAGATAATCATAGAATCTGCCGGTAACATTGGTCTGAAGCTGGAAAAGGAATTCGTCATCGGTCATCTGAACAGCGTTCTCATAACCGTGATCCTTGATTGCTTCGATAGATACAGCCTTTGCGTACTTCTCAATGCTCATTTCTGCATAAGGCTTTTCTTTTACAGTGAATTTGCTGTAAGGGATTTCTTCGCCCTCTTTAACATTTCCGTCCTGCAATGTGCCTTCTGCGTATTTTGATTTAAGAACCGCTCCGGGTGTCTTTTTGATTGGACGCATGATACCAAGAATCTCACGCAAGTGCTCCCAGTTTCTTTCGAATCTGGTTACAAAGTCAATCTCACGTGCCGTTACCTGGATATCATTTGTCATAATAAGATTAGTTTTTGCTGCCATATAAAAAATCCTTTCTACCCATAACTATTAAGGTATTGGGTTAGCGGCTATACTCTGGTGTATAGTCGGTGTAAAAAAATCACTGGAATAACTGAATATTCTGAGCAATTGCAGCCTGTCTCTCGGACGGGTCTTTGATTGCTTCGATATCTTTTTTGGTCATACTTCCCGGTGTCTGCTGCTGTCCAACGTGAGTGGTAAATCTTGCCTGATTCTGCTGAGCCTGTTGCTGAGATTCATCCACAAAAGCGGATGCGTCAGACTGTTTCATCTGTTCGATCAGGTCGTTTAATCCAAGGATTTTGCCATCTTTCAGCTTCAATCCGGCTTCTTTGATGTCTGCCATAACAGACTTCTTTGCTGCTTCGCTGGAAAACTTAACATCATCGAGTGCCGCTTTCAGAGCATCTGAGAAATCTCTGTCGTAGATTTTTGCGTTGAACTCTTTTTCTGCGTCCTCGGCTTTTTTCTTCCATCCAGCAAGCTCTGTCTGAATGTTTTCCGGGTCGATACCGTCAAAACCTTTTAAGGTTTCTTCTGCTGTCTCAGCACGTTCTTTCCAGTTGTCACGTTCACCCTCGACTTTTAACAGAGTTTTCGCTACTTCCTTTGCGTTCTTGTAATTCTCAGAAAGCGCTTTCTTTACATCTGCCTGTTTATCCTCCGGGATTTCAATTCCAAATGATTTTAATGTGTCAATAAGTTTCTGCATAACATCCTCCTGGTCGTGTTTATTGACCTGCCGCCGCAGGTAAATGGATTAAGCCAGTTAGACCACTGGCAAGGTAATCGGAAAGGCAGGAATCGAACCTGCGGCACATAGCTTGTAAGACCACTGCTCTACCACTGAGCTACATTCCATACCGCCTGTAACGGACAGCTAAAAAACTGAGTTGAGTTTCACCTTTTCGCTATAGCGTAAATCCACCTGAGGCATAGACCGCCTGTATACAAACAGCTTAACTCTAAGCGGATTAAAGCGGAACGCCCGGAATCGAACCGGAGATCAGAGCACGACTCTGTCAGTTTTCCACTAGCGTACATTCCACATAACCCGGATTCCCGGGTTAGCAAGGCGTTTAACGTGTCATGCCTGCCACGAGTTGTTTCGGATATTTATTTCTTTTTTTAAAAAGAAAAGTATGAATAACAAAAACCTTAATCAAGGAGGTGAACCATCTTGCGTGCCAGATGGCAAATACGCACGACAGGATTCGAACCTGTTTAACTTTCCATTAAAGCGTGCGCACCAGATACAAAAATTAAAGAAAGGAGGATTAAAACGAAAATGTCAAAACAACCGTTTTACTTGTGCTTCCTGCTGCACAATTACATTATAACAGATTTCTTTTAATTACCTCTCTACCACTTTTGCGTTTTTAGAGCATATCACGGAGTTTTTCCACGTATCTCTTGACAAGATCACGTTCCTCCCGGCACTCTGCATCCTTGGACATATCGCTCATTTCTGTTGTGAGTTCGTCCAGATGCTCTTCCAGAGCGGCAAGCATCTTTCTTTTGCAGTCTTCAGACTTGCCGGAGCGATAGCTCTGCTTCTGTGTCATATAGTCGTCATAAGCATCTCGCCCATCAGAGCGGCTGTAATGCCCTCTAACATAATGCTCGCCACGTCTGGCATAAGAACTGCCCCGGTCGTAATCCGGCATCATTCTGCCATCATTTGCGCTGTATCTCCCCATGCTATCACGCTTTCTTCCGCGTTCGCTGTAATCGTCATTGTAGCCGCTACGCATCTCATCAAGGACAGTGTTGTAATATTCCACTTTCTTGTCCCAGTAATACGTATTCTTGATATCTTTATACATATCAATCAGTTTGTATGTCATTTCCAGATTTCCAGTGGTCAGTCCACTGTCAGCGATTTTGGACAGCTCGTCTTCGATTCTTGCACATAAATCCTTAATGTCTCTCATAATCACACCTCCTACGCTTCTCTGGTTACGACAATGTTTGCGTTCGCAACAGAAATTGCCTGATCGCTTGTGTTCTCTACCGCGATATTAACGCAACATCCGCGAGGTACATCAATATAGATACCAGAGGACACATTATTGTACTGGTCTACTGCTGCCGGTGTGGAGATCATCTGTGAAGATAATACCGGCTCACCAGAGATTGCAATAGCCAGAGAAATAGCTTCAACAGTACCGCCTGTTGGAATTGCGATATTACCAGAAAAATCCACAAAGAATCTCGCTTTGCACTGGTTAGTAAGTCCTCTCAGCGTAATAATTCCACTTCCCTCTCTGTGCTGAATGCAGTTAGAACCTTTAACTGCTGTGTTTGAAAACACTACGTTTCCATTTGCTGCTACCGTCTGAGCAGCTACATTTGTAAATTCTGCCATAATTTTTACCCCTTTCATATCACAAAAGGACAGGTCTCAGCCTGCCCCTCTGTGTAATACGGCATAAGCCGACATTCGAATCAATCGAAAGATACTCTCGATATGAAGTTATCAGCAATTACATCCGGTGTTGCATCCGCATCCGTAATATGTGTTCGGGTTAGGAACCTGATATGCCGGAATCGGTGCTGGATTAATCGCATTAATGAGCTGCTGTGTCTGAGAAGCCATTGCGGTTGTGAGTAACGCACTCTGGCGATCCTGAGAAGCAGCACGTCTGAGGTCATTGTTTTCAGCCTGCAAGTTAGAAATCTTTTCATTGCAAAGGTAGTCAAGAATGGCTCTTGTTCCTGCGTTCTGGCTGTCGATAATATCTCTTGTGTTGCTGTTCATAGTGTTCTGCAGTGCACAGGTGTTCTGTGCCATATTGTAATTTACACCCTGGATAGCTTCCCTGGTTTCGCAACAGCAGTTCGCAAGCTGTGCCTGTAAAGCATTGGTGTTCTGCATGTTTGCTACAGTATCGGCATTGATTGCTTGCTGGATTCCGAAACCAGTCTGCATGATGTTTGTGTTGATTCCGTTAAAACCGGTAAGCATACCATTATTCATGGCATAAAAGCCATCGCACAGGCCGCTGTTGATTCCGTCAAGCTTGCTGATTACTGCGGAGTTATCGAATCCTCTCTGGATATCTGCCTGAGTAGCTGCTGTGGCTGCATATCCACCACCGTTGCCATTATTGCCCCAGCCGTTGTTTCCCCATCCGAAGAAAGCAAAAATGAATAAAACAATAATCCACCAGCTACCATCTCCACCAAACATGCCGTCATTATTTCTACCGTTTCCAGTAGCAGCGGCAATATCTGATAAGCTGTAATTTCCGTCCATAGTTATAGTCTCCTTTATTGTGTATTTACATCAATCTGGCCAGATTGTAATGTACTATTTCATATTCTTCAGCAGATTTTGAAACTGTCCTGCCATCTGCTGAACTTGATTAAGTTGCTGCTGGGAAATCCGTCCAGACTGTAGCATTTTCTCAACTTCTGCTTTCGGGTTTCCCTTAAAATTCTGTTTAAACTGCATAAACTGCTGTATCATCTGCATTGGCCCGTTTCCCTGTGGCATCCCGCCACCAAGCGCGTTAAATAATGGATTACTCATCTGCGTTTCCTCCCTTGACTGCTGATTCCTGCGCGGTATTAGCTCTAACAGGTTCAGAAAAAGAATTTAATCGGTTTATAATAGCTTCGTATTTGCCCTTTAAATCGTCATATTCCTGTCTGGTGACATATTTACTGTCCATGTTCTGAACAGGCTGTTTAGGTGGCATCTGAGTGCCTACCTCGTGATATTCAAACGTTCGTAATGGCTGTGGCATACCGGAAACGTCTGTGGATTTTATGTAGAACTTTTCGCTCTCACTGTCCATCAGTAAAACACTTGTTCCGGGTGCTACCAGATAGGATTTTGCGCCGACTTCGCCAGACACCCACAGAATGCCATTATTGTTCTGCTGCTGTTGTACTGGTTGAGCCGGCATCTGGACAGGCTGTTGCTGGAACTGATTCATCTGTCCCGGAACGCCAAAACTATATTGATAAGGATTGTTATATAATGCCATCTTATGCACCGCCTTTCTAATTATATTTTCGCATAAAAAAAGAACCGGAAACAGTTCGTTTCTGGCTCTAATTAGTGCCCAAAAAGTATCAGCACACTTTAATTATTTTATTATTCACCCTCCGGCTTAATCGTTTCGCCGTGGATATACTCACGTTCATCTGTTCAGCGCAGTATTCGAGTGTATATTCCTTGCATCTCAGCCGAAACAATCTTTCTTCATCCGGTGTAAAATTACACTCTATCAAGAACCTGTCTATATCTTTCTTAGTGAATACATATAACTTCATGAGCATACCCCTTATTAATGCAATTAACGTTGATTCTGTGCAAGATACTCCGTGAGCTTCTGTTTTGTTTTTTTTAACTCCTCGACATTATTCCCACTGATCTGACTGTCCAACATGGTCGACAGCACTTCCAGAATCAACGAATCACGCTCTGCAATCCTCTGAAGACTCTCGTAATCTCGTTTGTCATGCTCTTCCAATCTTTCCACTCGTTTGTTAAGTCGGAATGCCGGGGCAATCCACTTAAAGATTACAGCCGCCGCCCCTCCGACAATAGACACCCCTCCGCAGATAGAGAGGAAAATCTGCATAAATTCTGATATGCTCATTTATTCTCCTTTTCCCAGTAATATACCGGGATTTCATTACCGCTATCCCATGTATCGAAATATTTGCCGTTCTGTGCTGTTACCACATGACCATCTATACAGAGAATATATGTGCCTGTCAGATGATCTGCACAAAAGTCGTTGACTGTATAGATATATCGTTCTGACTGTTCTATCAGTTTACGTCTGTATCCATGCTTATAGAGATACGCTCCCCAAACATAATTTGCGCTCGGCATATCTGACAGAGTACATGCCTGCACCATTAATCCGGCGAATACCGTTTCCCAGTCAAAACCGGTTGCCTTGCATATTGCCCGGACAACGCAATCTCCGGTTCTCTTACCCTTAACAGGATTAGGATTAAAATACTCCCATTTATCCATCAGTCAATCCCCTTTGCTGTTTTATATCTCTTCGCCGCTCCTCTGGCTTTCGCGGCGTTCTGGCGGTTCCACTTCGCAATCATAAGTCGGTCTTGTAATTCCCTCAGGTCATTCTGCTTGCAGTAATCTTTGTATGCAGCATTTTGTTTCTGTAAGAGATAAGACTTCCGGTCAAGGTCTTGTTGTAATGCGAATTTCGCCTTTTCGTTCGGTGCATTGTCAACTCCTGCTTGCAGTCCAAGAACCTCTCTCTTCGTTTTGCGAATTCTTCGCTCATAAGCACGTTGTCGCTGTTCTTTTTCGTACTGTTTGCCTTTGTCGGCTTTGTTCTGCGCTGATAGTTCTGCGTAGGGATTCGGCATTCCTTCCACCCAAACCGAAAAATGATGTCTGCAATTTACTCCACATATTCCATCGGCTTCGCCATAATGACAATTTTCAATAAAATCAGGATAAGTATGTTTTTTATTCATAAATAGCCACCCCATAATTACTCAATATTTGTATATCCCCAATATTTTAATTCCATTTGTTTCCTTGCCATCACTGCTTCTTCTTTGGTTTTAAAAACTCGATCTTCTACGCGTTTTCCGCCTACAGAAATATAAGCTCTCCATTTTGAATGATTATTGTCAAATAAAACTCCCTTTATACCACTTTTATTGTTCTTGTTTAATGTTGTGGGATTTTTTATGTTTTCTACAATTTCGTCAAAAGTCCATCCATGATTAAGCCTTTTTCTTATATATTCACGATGAACGCCAAAGAAATGTTCCCATTCACCTACGGTTTTTGTATCTCCTTGGTATTTAATTTTCCAACTGCTTTGTTTGTTGTTATTTTGCCATTCTAATGGCACCCACCGACAATTATCAGGAGAATACCCTTTATTAACATCTATCCTGTCTATTGTAAGTTCTTTTTCGTACCCGCTTGTGTAAGCCCATAATAAAAAAGGTTTGAATTCTTTCCATTCATCACATACTGTTATTCCTCTATCAAAATACGCCACTTTGTTATGAGGCTGTGCCTTTTCAGATGTTCTTATTTTCATGCCTGCCCATATTTTGTATAATCGAGTTCCTGCCATTCCGTGAGAATATCTGTAGGATTTCCCTGAAAGTGGTTTTTCTTTTTTACCATTTTTAATACAAAATTCTTCAAAAGTCATTGCGTTTTCTCCTTTCAACTACATTTATCTACTTTCAATTATATCATTATTTTATTTTAATTGCAAGTAGTTGAAAGTTATGATAAACTTTAGTATGAAAGGAGTTGAATAAAATGTCAAATAACAGAGGTTTAAAAAACCGTGTAGCAATATCAAATGCTATTGATCGTGAAATTTATGAAAAATTAAAATCGTATTCTGATGATACTGGAATACCTATCAGCAAAATACTCGATAAAGCAATTTCATTGTATCTCGATTCTGTTAAAGATAAGGCTTGATTTCTTTTAATTTTTCCCAGTCTATAGAGAATACCTGCCCTTGCCACACTTCATGGCTTGGGCGGCTTCCTATATGTGCCGATGTCAGCACTAAGCCATATCCCATTTCTTTCATTCTTGCCAACTGGATATCAGCACACGCCTGTGCCACACCAGTTCTGACAGAACGTGCAACTGCGGTTTCAATCGTGTCTTTTCTGCCAGATGGATACGTGACAGTAACACCATCACTCACAACGTTGTTAACTGCTTCTTTGATGGCTTGCGTATACCCAACCGCCCCAGTCATCACATGATTATATGCAAGGTCGCATTGCTCGATATAAAGCCTCTGAGCGGCACTTGCAGTCGTTCTTGTGAAATTCTTCCACTCGCCCATGGTTGCAAGCATATTCCGTTCCATGAGCCTTATCATAGCCGGTGACTGCTCAAGCGGCACAGGGCTTAATCCTGCCGCCTTGTATACCTTATCATCGTAATTCATTGCAGTGATTCCAGCATCCTCAAACACTTCAAGAAGTTCCTGCTGTTCACGTTTGGTATATCTGGATAATTCTGCCAGAATGTCCTCTAGCAGTACACCGGATTCCTGTAGCGTTCTGATTCTCCACGCATCAGCATTGGTCAGAATATAATCCTCACCTCTGCCGATTCTTGCCATCATCCGCGACACGATTTCAGAGATGATATACTGATGCAGTTCCTCTGCTATCTGTTCACTGCCCTCTGTTATCCGGCGTAAATATTCTGGGCTTAACATAACTATTCATCTCCAAACAGTTTTGGTTCGTCTGGCTGAGCTTCTTTGACCATTGCTTTCGCTTCTTCCTCAGTCATTCCTTCAAATTTCACGAAATACAGCCATGCTGGAACCTTGCCAGTAGTCACATACTGCCACCATCTTGCACGATCATTTTCACGCACATACAGGATATCTCCGAAATCATAATTGACTTCATAGGCTCCAACGGGCGCAAGTCCGTACAGGTCAGCGTAAACGTTCAGTGCGTAGATTACTTCGTTCAGACAGGATTCCAGTTTGTCCCTCACGTCTTTGACAAACTGTACCGTCCTCTGCTGCTCTGCTTCTACTCCCGTAGCCGTCTGAATACCGCTAGATTCGTTGAAAACAAAGTATCCGTTGGAGAATCCAATCTTATATCCTAACTGGCTTAAAAGGGCATTTATTCCGCTTATACGGGTATCTGTGTTGAGCTGCGGATTGATTTCCTGATAGAACTCTTTCTCGTCCTGTCCGAATACATTCTTGACAAAACGCGGTAAGTTCATCTCATTGCGTCTGTTTTCCATGCCCTGCGGTGACATAGCTGCTACAGGTGTACCGCTTGGCATCAACAGTCTATCATCTGCCAGAACAATCTTCTGCGAGTCAAAAATCTCTCCGGCATTTCTGCTGTATGCAATGTCGAGGTCTTTCAGTTCTTCGATAGCTTCTGCAAATATCGGCAAGCCCATTGGTGTACTAATGTCCACATTGTTCGCCTGTGGTGTTCGCAGCACTCCATACAGAGGTCCGTCCAGCTTCTCGCCATTTGCTTTGAGAATCGGCGGCGTATCTGCCATAAGGTCTGCCCATTTGGTCTGTTTAAGGTCAATCTTATCTCCGATGCTCTGAGGGGATTTTGATACATAGGCTCTGTTGGAGACATGATACGGATAGGTCGTTACGCCGTCCACGGTAGTTTCAACAAATCTATGATATTCAAGCCGTGTATAGTATTTCCGTCCAACAGTATAAGAGTCTTTAAATATAATTCCTTTGATCTTCTGGTTATCATAATCCACAATCATCACATCTGCCGGAGTAAATACGTCAAGGCTCTCCCCGTTTGGCTTAATGAATACCGTTCCATAGGCACAGCCATATTCTACCCAGTGCCTAATCTGGAAATATACCTTGTCAATCTGCTCCTGTAACCATGTAGCCCTTGCGGAACCGTCAATCTGAATGCCGATCGCCAGCGTTGCGAGCCGTGCTGTCTCTGAGCAGACAGATTTAGCGAAATTGATCGTCTTGATATTATTCTTATCATCTAACCATTCCGGCGCACCCCTGTAAATGTTCGAGCACCGGTTGATCAGTGATTCCATCTCTGGAAATTCTGCTGCCTGGATATTAAAATCCTCTTCGGCTTGTTTTTTGAATATCATGTTAAACCACCTTTTTAGTGTTGTTATAAGTCCCATTTAATCTACCTTTTAAAATCCATCCATCTTACAGAAGTATCTCGCACAATAATGTCTTCATATTCTACAACTTTTAAGATTTTGTCAATTTCAGATGATCCATATATTTTTAAACCGATGCTTAAGAATTTATTTATTTTATCTGAAAAGTACCTATCTAACATTTTATGCACTGTACCCCCTCCTGTTAAATAACGGCTCATAAGCATACCTAAGTGCCGAGATTGCGTGGTCGTTTCCGTCAGGATAGCCACTTATCACATTTCCCTCTTTGTCCCGATCATACTCATATTCCGTGATTTCCTTATATGCATTCGGTGTTCGCCTTGGATCAATGACAAGTGTCTTAGTCTGTAAGAACTTAAAACCATACTCGATACTTCCCGGCCCTTTGATTGCTCCTCTGGCAGGAAGTCCGGCATCCCGGAAGTCATTCACAGATTTAGGCTCCGCAGAATCACATATCATTGTGTAATCATCATAGCCTTTTTTCTTAATCCAATCAGCGGTCTTGGAGTTGCTCCATTTATTTACATACAATTCGTCGATCAGATATATCTTCTCTCTGGCAGAGTCATAATAAGTTCGGAGATAGCAGAAGGCATCCGGGTACCATCCATAATCTACGCCAGCGAAAATACGATCCATGTGACTAATTTCTTCATCTGTAATATCTCTAATCTCCAGATATTCAAATACGTTTCCGCCGTCGCCATTCGGGACACCCAGATATTCATGCTCATAGGCTTCTGGATTGATTTCTTTCAGATGTGCTGCATCGTCAATAAACTTCTGCCCGAGCCACTCCGCCGGGGCTTCCAGATAACTCGAATGATGAATAACTCTTTTCGGGTTAGGCATGAGCTTAATCCTGTTTACCCAGTTTGATTTTGATTTTGGTGGGTTATACGATGAAAAATCATAGGACTCGTCACCACCACGAAGCACTGACTGATTAACAGAACGTTCCTGAGCATCTCCCTTCATTTGATCTTTTTCCTCTTTCCAGAGGATTCCGATATATCCAAACTCCGGCTTAATGGATTTCAGTTTGGTTTCATCGTCCAGACCACGGAAGTATATTGTCTGTCCAGTCTTAATATACTTGATCTCAAGTGGCGAAACCTTGCATTCAAATTCTTCCATCAGTCCCAGTTCGTTGATAGCCCATTTCATGTTAGCGTATACAGAATCTTTCAGAGTACCGGCCACCTGTCTTGTAATGCAGGCGTGCATCTGAGGATTATTCTTGATAAGCTCAATAATTTTAAAAGCTACGAATGAGGATTTTAGGCCACCTCGACCGCCCTCGAATACATATTCGATATTAGGCTTAATCTGTCGGTTAATATCCACGAATGCCTTGCCGAGCACTCTGGCAGGAAGTTCATATTTGCTTTCGTCTGATTTTGATACGGCTACCAACTGTTCCCATTTGTCCACTGCCTGCATATTTCCTTTGATGGCTTTATTATATACGGCAGCTACAATACAGGCATTGTTATTTGCATCCTCATCAGATATTCCCATTTTTGTGAGTTTCTTCTTTGCAGCAGTCGGAGCAGGGTTCTCAGCTATCATTTTTGCTAATTCAGAAAGGGTTTTCTTTTGACGGCGAGACTGACCAGAAGCAATGCCGCCTTTTTGGCCGTTTTTCGCTGCTTCCTCACTGCTTCGACCAGGTTTAAAAGGTTTTAAATTTTCCTCGTTTGCCATCCTATTAACATCCAATCATATCCTTTCTGAATTAAAACGCCCTAGCATAGTTATAGTTATATATACTATAATACCATACTAGGGCGTACATAGCTCTCTACCACTTTTATAAATTTTTAAGTTTTTTAAAGTCTGCCAATCAATTTGGCCAGATGATAGTATTCCGCCATGACCTTGCGTTTGTAACCATAAAAGTCGTTCTCCGTTGCAGGAACTGTCCTGATCTTCTCCATTGTCCGATAGCCGATGCTGTTCACAATGCTGTCATAGATTTGCGATTCGATGCCGGGTGCATATTTGATAGATACCTGTAACAGATTGTATTTGTCGCTCTCGTTAAGATTCCGCAAGTGGCTTTGTAATGTCGGTATATCGTCCGGTGGTACTCCGTAATCACTCAATGTTGCCTTTCTCAGTTTCATTTATTTCACCTTCTTCATTTAAGTTCCAGTCACATGGCATGCCTCGAAAACATTCTGGACAGTGTTCGTAGAATCCGCAGCCTTTGCAATCTGCTGGCTGTCCAGTGCAATATTGCTGTAGTACGTGGTATGCTGATATAGCAAGATTTGGCGTTATGTCTGGTGTAGGTTTATTATTCATTTCTCCATCTCCTCCAGTTTCTTTACCGTTTTCCTGTAATCTCTGTTTGCAGACCGAAACATCATCAGAAGTATTTCAGATACAGGCCTCGCTCTGTTGGCTCGTTTGGCTTTCTTGGCACATATAAGTTCGTTTCCTTCTGGGACATATATTCCTACATGATACGGGATTTTCAAAGATACTGTTGCAGCTAATTCCCCTGGCATAACCAAATAATTGTAATCTCCAATGAAATTCAATCCATGGCCAGATTTGAAATCTTCAATAGATGACTTGATTTCATAGCAATAGCAGTCACCTTTTTCTATCCCGGAAACACTATTGTTCACTGGAACAAATTTCATATAGTCCACTCTAACTGCATGGTTTGTAGAATAATCAAACGTCACCTCTTTTGCCCAGTAGATACGAGGATCGTTGTTCGGATTGATTTTCTTTTCAATCATGGTTGATAATTCTGCCGTAATCTCAGGCCTTGTCATTCTTCATCTCCTCCAGCTTCTTCGCGGCTTCTTCACGGGTGAGAAACCATGTCGTTCCAAAAGCAATATCATTAAGAACTTTTTCATTGTAAACGCCATATTCTTCACGACTTGTCGCGTACCAATGTCCAGCAGTAATCACAATAGTCCCAACATGCTGATGACATATTTTATTGAGCTTCTCATAACCATTAATAATATTTAATCTGTAAACAGTTGGACTTGGAATGATATACACATCATCTCCAACTTTACACGGCAACCTCACAAGCAAGCCCTGTTCTTCTAAGTCTTCATAATCACAGAGTTTTCGTGCTGCCGAAATATAATCGTGCTGTTTAACCCAGATATCTGATTCTCCGTCTGGTGTAATATCATATCTTTCTGTTAATCTCTCCATCTACTTCACCTCTTATCGCTTGCTTTTTATCGCTCATTTTCATCGCTTGTTTTTGTAATTTCTCTCAAGCAGGCATTCCAACCGTCGGCAAATAAGTTTTTCTGCACTTCGTAATTGCTCACGGGTGCAGTTGTACTTTTCTTCTCTGGTAACAGCTTCAATGGACACCAATCAGGTCTTGATTTGCTTTCGTAATCATAATGTTCTTCTGTCATCAGAATTACATTATAATCTAAACAATCGGCTAATTCACAGTATCCCTCATATTCAAGTTCGCCGCAGTATGAAGTTCCGAACGGGCAATCATAGCAATTCTCTGGTGTATCTATTACTAATACTGATTTACTCATTCACTTCACTTCCTCTCAGCATTAGACTCAACGTGTTGTATCCCGGGCAAGTCCTGACCCCGTTTCTGGTATCTCTTAGCAGGACACAGTACGGATATAATGCCATGACCTCATAGACGTGTTCTGTGGTGTCTTCACCGCGCTGGTCGATGTATTTGAAACACTTTCCCGGTCTAAGAAAATATCTTGCACATACATACGCTTTTGTTCCGAATCTTACACTTGCGCTACTCATTCAACTCCACCACCTTTCACAATTTCAACTGCTTCATTCAGACATTGAGCTGTATACCAATCGTCACCTGATTCTGAACATTTATCTTCGATTAACGTTTCCAACTGTTGAACAACTTCATCCACATCAAAGACTGTAGACTGCCTGTTGACACAATCAATAAATTCCTTCTGGTCAGAACTAATACTTGTGCCAATCTCAAAAGCTTTAATGTATTCAATTAATTCGTCTGCATCAATCAATCTCATAATCTTCACACTCCTCTGCATATTCATAACTGTCCATATCATCACATCTGCACTGGCAGGAATCCTGTTTAGTACAGCAGATGCAGCACTCTGTTTCACTGTCTGGACACTCTAATTTACATCTTCCCATTAATCCAGTCTCCCTCTTTTTCGAAAATTGACATTTCCATTGATTATTCCATCCATATCTTATAATCAATATAAATAACAATCAGATCTTCTTCGAGTGCAGTAATCTGTGTGACTGTGTTTTCTTTTATCTCTTCAAAAGCGTCTTTTGTATAGTATCCACAATTTCTGTTTGTAGAAAATATAAGTTCACAGTCGTGCTCGCCTCTGACTTCTACCATTGTTTTCTTATCTATAACGTCCAATAACTGCCTTACTTTCATGTTTAGTCCTCCTCCCGTATGATTTCCTTTGCGCATTTTCTACAGTAACAGCCTTCAAGTCCCTCTATTTTGTACAGGAAACACGTCCATTCTACATTCCAGATTCCCTTGTCATTGCATCGTTTGCAACTTCCTCGTCCCTCGCCTTGGCATTGCGTTATTTTCACTATGTTTAGCCCTCCTTATATGGTTTTGGCAAGTACATCCATGCAATAACTTCACCGCCTATACATTCTCCGTTCCATTTCACCATAGTCATTAATGGACGCTGTCTTTAACCACTTTCCGTACATTCCACAAAAACCACTATATTTAACAGTTGCAATTACATCTTTATGTTTCTCCGGCAATCTCTCACTGACCGGAATCCAGCTGATAGATTTTAAATGCTCAATAACTTTCTTCTGTTCATCTTCCGATTTACAGTGTATTACAACGTCATAGGTATCATCGTATGCACTAAATGTGCCGTCTTTATTCTGGATAAGTTCCATTGCATCACTCATACTTCCACCTCCTCATAAGTTTTTCTGAATATATCTGGCTTACACGGATAAAATTCACCGTGAACACCGCGGATGATATAATCGCCAATATTCGCCAGATGTTCGCCCTCAAGCGTCTTAATAACCAGACCGCCTGGAACCTTCCAATGGTCGATATAGAAATTCTTACCTTCTGCCGACATGTACTGGTCTGTACACTGATAGTCCGTCAGGAAATCGAACATTTCTCGCTTATTTGCACCAGTCCACTGTACCGTATCAATTACAACTGGTTTCTTTCTGTACTTCATACAACCACCTCACTATCATCTGGCATCTGATGATCAATATGTCCATTTACATAGGCTTCCTGAAGCATGTCCAGTACCTTGATAGCTTTTTTCTTTGTGGAATATTCTCCGAGTAAATAACTGCATCCAGTGATATATGATGTTACAACTGTTTTTGTAGTCCCTTCTGCAATTTCGATACCAGCTGATACATTAAAATTAACTAATATCTCTTTATTCTGACTTCTGATTAACATTTTGCGTCCTCCTTGTAATTCTCAACCGCAGCTATCTTATTTTCGTACATTGCAATTATGTTTTTAAATCTGCGAATATCATTATTGTATTTTTCCAAGAATGTTTCTTTTACGAACTGATAATTAGGTTCTTCCAACACAATGTACGGTGTTGAAGAACCAGAAATTTTTCCAATATCTTCTTTTTTTACATATCCAATGTAAAGTCTTTCTGGAAACTGTGCTACTGCTCTGTACGTCTTTGGTTTCTCAATTACCTCGCATTCCTCAACTCTGACTTTAAAAACAGGGTCTCCGAATGTTCTAGTTTCCGGATTGAATTCTCTGTCATTGTCTAAAATGTAGAAATATAATTTCATTTTCCATCCTCACTTTCCCCATGTAAGTAACTGACACGCTATTGTGCAGTCCTCCATGATTAATTTATCCAAATGCTACCTGTCCGTTATTCTGCAAATAAATCATCGGCGCAGCTTTACGCTCTCCGACTTTCAGATACGGGCAATTAGCTTTCACAAGTGCTTCTGCCATAACTGGCACAACACTGTTCCCGATTCTTGCTACCTGTTTTGCAATCGGGTAATTTCTCCATTTATAGTCCCGATCAATGATGTAATCTTTTGGAAATCCCTGCATCACCTTTAATTCTTCCGGTTTTAGCATTCTGAGAAAGATATCTGAAATAATGTATTTCTCTCCATGGATATCAACCAGAACATTTACTAGACCAAATCTATCTTTTGTGGTGATGGTCCCGAGTGGCTCATTTAACACTTGTCCACACCCTGTTCCGTAATATTTAACCAGAAAAGCGGATATCACGCCGAAGTGACCGGGCGATGTGGTTATCGTATGCAACGGCTCATCACATCCTTGACCAATTCCAGTTTTGTAATATTTCGTGATAAAAGCTGTCACGAGACCATATCTGTTTGATGTATCAATAGTCTTAATTGGCTCAGTCAGCAATTGTCCTCTGGAATCGCCTTGTCTGGTTTCTCCGTGGTACTGAATGATAAATGCCAGTGCATCTTTGCTCTGCACAATGTAAGGATCTGGATTATCAACGATATATTTTTTGATTCCATTTGCAATGCGTTTCTGTGTCGCTTCTGCCAATGGTTTTGGACGGTCAAAGATGCTTTTGCCTAAGTCTGACCAATCAATGTAGTCTCCACACTGTTCATATCGTTTCAGGCCGTCTATTCCGAAACGATTATGCGTAGGATTTGGCCATATTATCTTCTTTCCGTCTCTGCGAAACACTGCATACCAACGTTTCCTTGTAGTCGGTGCTCCATAATCCGCAGCTACCAGTTCCCGGCTGTCAAATTCATAACCGATATTTTCCATTGCTGAAATGAATTTTCGATAATCTTCACCGGCTCTTTCCTTGATCGGATGTCCTTTCTCATCCAATGGTCCCCATTGTTGTATTTCTTCCACGTTCTCCATAATGATTACATCTGGGAGAATTGCTTTTGCGTGTTTATATACAGCCCATGGAAGAATGCGAAGCCCTTGTTTCCTCGGCTGACCACCTTTCGCTTTTGAATGACTTGTGCAGTCCGGTGAAGCCCACATCAACGCTACGTGCTGATTTCCGACGTATTTCTGCAAATCTACTTTGAAAATATCCTCTGTCAGATGCAGTGTTCCAGGATGATTCGTCTTGTGCATCAGGATAGCGTCGGGGTCGTGGTTGATTGCTATGTCTACTGATCTGCCGAGTGCCATCTCAATTCCTACTGAAGCGCCACCTCCGCCTCAGCCTGCGAAACAATCAATTATTAACTGTTTCTGCATCTGGCATCACCTCGCTTTCTCCGAATCCAAATTCCTTGTTAATATCAAAAGAATCAAATTCAATCTGCAAACCCATTTCTTCCTTAATTTCCTTGTATGCTGCTTCAACTCCGATTTCCTCAACATATCTTTCAGCTTCAGTAATCTTATCAATGAAATTCTGGTTCGCTTTCTTGAATCCCCATGCTTTCTTGATTGCAATAACAGAAATTAAAATATTTGCCACAGCAATATAATCTTCTGCTTTCCACAGCTTTTCCTGAAATTCTTTAACGGTCTGTTCTCTAATCTCCTGTTCTTTTGAATCCAAATACGCTTTAAGAGATTCGATTCTTACGCCAGTCTGCCTGGAAGCCTGCTCCATTGTAAAGCCAGTTATGTTAAGTGGCGCCGGGATTAAGCTTCTTTGATTTTTTGGCTTTTTAATCTTCAGTTTTCCCACTGACAGCCCTCCTTATGTTCTGAGTCAGAATGTCAAACTGTAAGAATAATTCCCTGTCCTTACATTTCCTTGCTTTTATGTCACAGTCATAATCATTTATCTGATATTTCCCTTCTAACAGGTCGCCATTATCCAGATATATTTGAAAGACGCCTTTAGAAATCCCGAACCGTTCTAAAATTTCTATTCTGCTCATACTGTCGACGAATGTACCATCTGCTGTAACAATGTCATAAAGTTTCATTTTATCTCCTTACTTATCTTTCTTATTCCGCACCCAACCGGAGTATATGCCCTGTCGGTACTGGGGTGGTTCGTCTTGAGCAGGTCATCATCAATCAACTGATTAATATGTTTCCAGACCGTAGCTCTCCCGGCATCCACCCTTTCAGAAATTTCCGTAATCGACGGTGCATATCCAACCAGTTTGATATAACTGACGATATACATATAGATTTCTTTCCTAAGAGCCTGTCCCTGCTCGTATCTATTCTTTGTGTTGTACATTCTTACTCAATCCTCTCTGCTTAGAACTTAAAGCATTATTTAAAGCTAATATGCAGTCCAGAATGAACTGTTTATCATTCTGATCAGGACATATGCCCGCCAACTCTCCAAGTTCGTCTAAGCGATTACACACCTGCTCAGAATAGTCGTCCGTAAGTTCCACCTGATAGAACTCCTTTATAACTTTCCAGAATTCTGTCATAAACCTTTGTATAATTGGAATATCCTTGGCTTCTACTTTCAATTCCTCACATCCTTTTTGTATACAATATACTGTACACTGTATACGTTCTATTAATTTTTAAAAATTATTTATATTATATATAATAGGTATAATATAAGTAACCCACAGTAACCGAGATGTAACCGTACTAATTCGTGTAAACCATTGATTTTACTACATGGTAACCGAGTAACCGAGTAACCCTGACTTTCTCATATAGGGAAATCTTTATACTCAATATGTGCATATAAATACTCATATATATATATAGAGAATCAAAGGTTACCTAGGTTACCCGGTTACCTTTTGAACGAATTGTTTATCAATCAAACACAATATCGTCCGCGATCTCAAAATCATCATTGCAATTCACGAATCCTTTTGGAATTTCATCTACAATTTTCAAGAACACACATTTGGTGACGATTCCGTCCAACTTCTTCGCTTTGGTCGGATAACCCCTGCTGTCAGTTTCCACAAGTCCCTTCTTAACAGCCCATGACAAGAATGCCTTTCTGGAGAATTTTCCAATTTTGCACAGGTCATCAAACGCTACGCTATAGATTATCGCAGTCGACGTTTTCTCTATCGGATCATTGTCTATAATTCCCCATCTTTCCGTTTTGATGTCTGGGTTATCATCGAACTTAATTCCATTCATAGCGATCTTGTCAACCACGAACCAGTAAGCACGTTCATTTTCAGACACTATTTCTTTCTCTGTCAGGAGGCTCTTTGCTGTCTCAATGTCAATGTACTGACCATCATGGAATAGCTGATCTGTTGCGATTTTATCTGCTGCCAGAATGATACTCATAGATATACTCTGCTTCTGCATCTTGTCATCGTCCTGTATAAGCCCCTGATAGTGCTTTTGCAGGGCTTTTATATCATCAATAGACATTTCCTTGACTGCGTTCACAAAGTCGATTCCTGCATATCCGTAGTTCTTTTTAAGGGTATCTGCGGTAAGCTGCGGATCGTCAAATATCTTTTCAGAACACTCAACCTCAATAATTCGGTTAATTGCCCCGCCCTGGCTGACGTATCCGGCAAGCGGACGCTCACCATTGGTCAGAATGCAGTTCTGCCAGCGGTTCTCCCGGTTTACACCCAGCTCCTTGTTAGAACGACTTTTTCCTTTGCCGGAACACAGATCGTACACAATACCCTCGAAGTTATCTCTGATCTTAGCGGATACCTTGGAGGTATCATCCAGAATTAGCGGAAGATTGTTAAGCATATCAGACTTTGCTTCCAGAGCCACATCTGTTGTCTTGAAGTCTCCTATATATCGTGATTCGCCTGGATTCGCCCAAACGGAAGCTCCTAACATAAGCGTCACAGTCTTGCCACCCTCAGTTTCTCCCCAGAGGTCTACAAAGAACGGAAGTGCGCCAACAAGCTTAATCAGAATACTGGCGAAGCTTGCAGCCAGCATGATTTTTGGCTCTATCCTTCCAGTAGCACGAACCTTCTTCACATGCTCATACCATTCTGTTCTGCTGCCGCCTACACTGATACTTTCATATAGTTGCCGGAACCTCATATCTCCATCGAATACAATATCCTTGTCATAAGGTAAGAAATAATCCCTGATCCATCCGATTTTACTGGAAGAATACTGAATATTGATATAATCGTCATTTGCATTCTCAACGTCTGACAGATACCGTACAAGAAACTTCGCATTCTCAGAAGTCACTGAAATCCCAAGTGCAGACAAGCCAACGATTTTAGTAGATGATGCAACCATGGTTTTCGGTACAATAACCTCGGACCATTTGTTATTCCTCTTATAGATTAGCTTTATCTGTTCTTCTCCGGTCTCCAGATTCTTCATCCGCTCTATTGGAAGAATAGGATGATAACAGGCTATAATATCCGGCGATCCTGGATTTGTGTTTGAAATTCTAATTCCATCATCGTCCGCTATCCAGTTAAGGCATTTCATTCTGTCATATTCACAATCAGAGAAATTAGTCCACTGGTCCAGCATAGACAACGTCCTATTGCTCTTCTCTTTCTCGATCATCTGTTTCTGTACTTTTGTGTAGGCTTTAAGCAAATCCTCAAATTTTTTCTTTACGCCAAGCTCTTTGGCTCTGTCCAGAAGAGTCAGCGTAAGACGTGCCTTGTATATTTCGTCTTCCTGGCTGAATATCTCGTCAAACACTTCTTCGTCCAGAATAGAATCCTTCGTGAGCTTGCTTATCATTTCCACTTCTAATCACCTTCTTCCAGTCCTGTTATGAATCCATGATGATATAGTGCAAGTTGCAACCTGTTCCATACTTCACACCATCCGTCAGACAATGGCTTCACCCTGTCAAGAATAGCCCGATAGAAATCTATATCAGACAAGCATTCTTGCAACTCGGCCTTTTTCTTCTGCTCTTCCTTCTGCCGCATTTCCATCTGTTTCTGGTGGCGGTATATTGCCATTCTGGAAGAGAAATTTGGTTTCTGGTAAGTTCCCCCAAGTATGCTAAAAGCTGTCTTAAAATCGCAATTATCCATGTTCTGAACGAATGTGAATATGTCACCTGTTGCACCACAGCCAAAGCAATAATATCTGTCTTTGTAGATTTTCATGGATGCAGTACGATCTCCGGTGTGAAATGGACACTGAACAAATCCTGCTCTGTTCGGAACCATTCCATATCTGCTCAGAACGTCCCTCATGTTATTCTGTTGTTTAATTGTTTCTTTATCCATTTAACAGAATCTCCAAAATTCTTTTGCCAGTGTCTTTCTTGTCACAAAACAGAAATTCAACACCGTACTTGCGCTGCATCGTGCAAAGAATCTTATATAAGACATCTCCATGCATAACTTTCTGTTCCTGCTCTACCCAGATGCCATTCTTTTTAACTCTTTTCTTTGCCCGTGGGTTCTCCCACCAGAGAACATCATCCAGTTTTTCAATCCCTTTTCCATGCTCACACAGGAACACGAGTTTTATTCCTGCTTCATTTGCCCGGATGATCTCAGCACGGAATCTTTCATGCTGTTGGCATACATTGCCACATAATTCAGAAAGATTTTGCTTTCTGTCAACAACCAGTCGAGGGTTGTCATAATTCATATAGTCCCCGACGTAAAGCTTTGACACAAACCATTTTTCTCCTGCTGTATCAAATGTTTTTTTAATGCCATCAATAACTTTCTGATGTTCCCTACTGTCAATTTGTATCATGCGAACGGCAACTCCTCGTCAATTCCATCTGGAATGCTCATAAAACCATCCGGGTCTGTTTCTGGATGCGGTACTTCCGACTTCTGCTGGCTCTGGTTAGCACCTTTGCTTTCACCAAACTCAATTTCTTCCACAACAATATCTGTTGTGTATACCTTCTGTCCATCACGATTGGTGTAGCTGCCGGTCTGGATTCTTCCAGATAAGTCTGCTTTCATTCCTTTAGAAAAATATTTCTCGATAAATTCTGCCGACTTTCCGAAAGCGATACAATTCAAAAAATCTGCTTTCTGATCAGAACCCTCTTTCGCAAATCTTCTGTTTACCGCGATAGAAAACCTTGCAATAGATGTTCCATCATTGGTGCACTTGATTTCTGGATCACGTGTAAATCTTCCTGTAAGAATTACTTTATTCATGCTGTTACTCCTTTTCTGTATGCTGTTTATCATAGTCAATTAACATCTTCAGGCATTTTTGCCCTTTTTCCTTTGTAAGAGACTTAATGTCGTTTACTTTAAATCGCGCCTTGATCTGGTCTGCAAGCTTAGCTTCCGGGTATTTGTCAATAATATTTTTAATTGACATAGTAGTTTCGGAACTAATCATCTCGGTTTCTTTTAACGGTTCCGTTTTTTTACCAGACGAATTCTCACTGTTACTCGAGCAATCATATTTAGTCTTGCTTTCTTTCCAGTAGATATCTGCTCCAATGCCGAGATTTTTGCAAGCTACTGACAACGCATCCGTTGTGGCCATCTTATAACATTCGTCAGACACGTAAATTCCGCTTCTTTCTTTTGTTGCTAGTTTACTTCCTCCAGTTCCAGAAATCGGCTGCGACCATTTGCTTTCGTAAAAAACATATAGTTCGATCATCACAAAAGCGCATGTCTCATCATTTATGGTTTCCGTCCATTTATCAACAGTCTTGTAATACCATCCGATTCCACAAGGCCCGAACTGCTCTGTCAGACATTTAATTCGCCACATAGGGTTAATATCTGTAAAACCTTTTAAACGTCCTGCCATAATCGGCTTCTGAGCATCTTTCGGAACTTCTCTGACATGGTTATATAATTCAAGATTTCCCACTGTTATTCCTCCTTGTCATAAACCACATGCTTACTGCCCTCAATAATCAGTAAACTTGCAATATCTTTCATTGATAAGGTTGATTCATTATAGATTTCGACCAGTGCGTTATATGCAACTGTTGATACTTTCACAACCGGGTTATCTTTATCAGTTGCCGGCTGCTTCTTTCTTGCTGGAATGCGGATTTCAAATTCACTCACCGATACTTTCCTCCTTATATGATTTCTGAGCCGTTAAAAGCCCATTTAAAGCCTGTACGTAGCTCGCCAACGTTCTTGCCTTGTACGAACTTTCAATGTAGTTATCAGCTACAAGGGAAAGCTGCTCGTCTATCAGGGCAAGGATTTCATTAATTCTCTCCTGCATCTTTTCCCACCTCACTAAAGAAACAGTAAACATTGTCAGAGCCATCTCCTCTCGCCGGATTCTGCTCGCCGTTTGAAAAGATCCCGCCAACACAATGATACTCAAGATGATTCAGATACATGTCGGGGTTCTCCCAGTCAAGAATGTATGCTTTCCGCCTGTTCAGTTCCTCTAAAAGTTCGTTCACTGTCGTTATCAGTTCCATTGTCGGCAGGAGTTTCAACTCCATCTGATTCAGCATTTAACGGACACCTCCCATCTATCAGAAGCTCCAATAAGAAAGCCTTGATTATTTTGAGACTTTCACGACTTTCTTTTTCATAAAACGGATTAAAAGATACATTCTGATACAAATCCCATTTAAATTTGCCTTCGGGAAGATTAATATCTTCCTTCCTTCTAAGTCCGTATGCGCTCATGCCATAAAATGAATAGTGGAATGTGACACTTGCTGCTGGAACTTCGTTCGCGACTCTTTTGCAGAGTTCGTAAATTTCATCAATCTCTTTCTCGAACATCTTCTTATCCTCCTTATTTCCTGCTACCAGTCTGCTTTCATCTGGCGCACTGCCCATGCTGCCGAGATACCGAAAAAGATGTTCAGCCAGATAGGTATATCTACATATTTCCCGGCAAGCATACAAACAGCAATTAGCATATATTCTTTCATTTCATTTCTCCCAGAATCCACGCAAGGTTGCTCGCTACCAGTGCGGCGACTGTCACAATCCATGCAGTGAACCATCTTTTTGACTTTTTCTTACTTTCTTCGACAATTTCAGTCGCAAGTACTACTTCGATGTCAGCCCATGTTGGCTGATTTTCGTTTCTAATTTCGCTCATATCTAGCTAATTTCTCCTTATTTTTTCTTATTTGTCTTTACAATTAGCAGATAGAGGCTTATAATTAACCTGTATCTACTAAATCGTGCTTAGTAGATGCAAGCTCCGGGGTGGAGGTGTTGGCTCCCTCCGGGGCACCTACTTATTAAGAGCAGCTTTGCCTTTCCAGATATGTCCGGTCACTTCATAGACTTTCCTAGGGCTTATGATGTATGTAATTCGTCCACCGGAAAGGCTTTTTGCTGGCTTGTTATTCTGCACAGCCACTCCAATTGGCAACCATCCGTACACAATCCCTGCCCGGATTGCTGTTACAGGAAGTCCGATCAATTGGCTCGCGTCGGCTACGGTCAGAATTTCTGACGAGAATTCCGGCATCTGTGGAATGCCTGATATGATTCTTGCAACCTCTGCAGCGAACTGATGAACTTCTGCATTTTCTTTGACGTAAAGGTTTACTTCTTCTGGGGTCATAATTATTCACCACTTTCTTTTTCTTTTACAAAATGCTTTTCCATCAGGTCGGCAATCATAAGGTACTCTTCCGCAATTTTGCCCTCTCTGGTATTTTTTACCTGTTCGCGGAACTCTGGAATTGTTCCTAAGAAACAACCGCAAGATACTCTGATCTGCTTATCTTCGCACTGAAAGAATGTAGTTGTACGGAACTGAGTGCCGAAACCATGAATGGTTGTATAGTCTGCATTGCCATAGACCTCTGCATTGCCGGAGACCCTTGCATTGCCGTAGACCTCTGCATCGCCGTAGACCCCTGCATTGCCGGAGACCCTTGCATTGCCATAGA